ACCACCCCATCGGGTTAACTCTGGCAGTTGACCAGTCCATTCTTTTGCCTGTTTATACTCAACGTAGAGTATCTTGTTAGAATCGCTAATCTGAGGTGACGAACCTCCGAAGCAACGACGCTTCGTCTAACAAGAAAAATGCTGGTTTCTCAGGGGCGGGCCCCGTAGACCAATGAGTCTTTCCAGGACAAGTACTAGCCCTCTCTCGCTGTCAGGGATGCGAACATGTGACAATTGCTCAGCACACGCACCGGGTGAGCTCCTTTCGAACCATTTTAACCGCTTCCCCATAGTTGGCGGCCTCCGGGGAGGTAGTGGGATTGTAAAGCCCTAAATCGAAAGTGAGGATTCGGCAGTGCCGACGAGAGATAACGTACTTGAACCTTTTCTAGAACGAATAGAGCAAGTGATTGTGGAACCGAAGTTAAAGAGAGACATTGTTCTCTGTTCCCAACCATAAGAGGCCATCGACGGACTGGACGCTTAAACGTCACACCGTTCTGCTAGCCAATCACTTGATATTCGCGAAAGAAACACCGACCTACGCAGCCCTCCCAGCTGCGTTCCCCGCCTATACGGTTCCGCGAAGGCGCCGAAGAAGGTAGGGGAGGGAGAGATCCGAGCCTAGGGAGAGGACTCGGTAGAGAGGAGGAGGGGGAATAGGTAGAGGACAAAGGCGTGTGACCCTAAACGAGTGCCGAAGCACAAGAAAAGGAGAGTCGGGGTATTCGTTCCGAACGAGAGCCTGATGGTCATCGAGAAGCAATTGAGGATACTCCTCTGACACCATCCGGTAAAGGCTCGTCGGCCACAAAAAACCCCATCTCACACACACGCCAACGAAACGTGTAGGAGGAAGAGGATAGGAACGAGAATCGTACCGGGCGCGAAAAGACGACCTGTCTATCTTTCTAGAGACAGGCTTAACGCGAACACCGGTCCAATCGTCCGTATGCGCTTTTGTCAAAGTCGCGCAAAGGGTCTCTACAGACCGCAATACAGACGGAATGGGCGGCAGACCAACAGTCGTCGGAAAGGCGCGATCCACATAAGGTAAACCCTGGTCAAGGGGCTTACCCGAATGTGGTACACCAACCGACGAAGATGCTGGGCCATCCCAAACCAGTTTCCTAAACCACTTCTTCCTCACGAGGATCTTACACCAAGCGGAGGGAAGAGAGGAAAGAGTAAAGCCTCGAAGGGAGATTTCGTAACGCATCAGCACATTGACAATCCATTGCTGGACCGAAGGCCGAAACGAACTAATCCCCTTGAGGACAGAAGAGAGAATCTCGCCGGGCTCGTCGCGAGAAGGAAGGAGGAAGGAGAGGACAGGTTTAGATACGAGACGACGACGGTTAATATCAAAGGTCTGACTGTTAAGGTCAGCCCAATGACGTGAAACCATCGTCTTCTCCTCATTGACGATGAATCCGTACGTAGAGGTAACTTTCTTCCACTCTGCATACATCAAAGGATTGCCCTGAAAAAGACAATCGTCACCGTTAAACCTGCCCACCCTCCGCTCCAACGGGCCGTACGCCCTTACGGCGGCCATGTCGTGGCATGCTTTATTCAAAAGGCACAACAACGGGAAACTGACCAAATTCCCCATCATGCTACCTCTACGAATCGGGTGTTCCACTCCCGAGCACGACAACCACCGTAACTCCTCGAAACTACCAACGAGGCATTCTCTCTCCTCTTTACTCAACTCCCTCTCCTCCGCGAGGACCTCTACGATCGCACGGACAGCAGAAAGATATATATTGTCAGTAGCGGCTTTGTAGTCACCGCTAATTATATCCTCTGTGCCCGCGTCGCAGACGGCAAGAAAATCCTCCTTCCTAACATCCCCTCGGACACACCAGTCGAAAGAAGTGAGGTGATCATACAGGGCGTTATGAATCGGGCGGAGGCGGCGCTTAACCGTCGCACTCTGCATCGTAACCACCCTATACTTTCCCTTGGTCTTGGCCACGCCGCGCCTGACGAGACTAAAGTCTCCATCAAAACAGCATGTGCAAGTACCCAAAGTACCTCCCTCACCTCTCCTGGTTTCCCTACATCCCTGCTGGTCAGGGACGTAAACGTCAGAAGGCATGTAAGGCTCTTCGTCAGATTTACGACAATCTGAGAGCCTTCTCCCCCATCCTCCAACCAGCACGCGAACATG